GTTTATGTTCATGGGCGAAAAACCTTCTCAGTAGCCCCTTCGTGCGTTTGACCGCGGCGGTAAACCGCGGCGTTTCCGCGCCAGCCTGAACGCGATGCCGTTTTTTTTTAGAGCTGCTCTGAAGTTGCCGGCAGCCTTCGGCCGAGCTGTGTCAGCGCGATTCGTCTGTTCTTCCCGCAGTTGCGCGTCCTCAAGAGATTCACCGTTGGCCTGGGAGTTATCCGGCATCTCTCGGGCCTCGAGGCCAAGGGTTTCGCGCACTTCATTGGCAGAGAAAACGCTGTTGCCTTCGGAGTCGACGGTCGAAAGATAGATCTGATCGATCTGCGCCTGCTGCAGCGGATTCTCGCGCGTGTACATGCCCCACTCGAACTCAATGTCAGCGGCGCCGAGGAATGCGAGCAGTGAATCCATGAACTCTTTGAACCAGAACAGGACCGGCTCGAGGCCTTCAGCCTTGGCGTCTTCGCTCATCTGTTCGCCGGATGCGCGATTGACCATCTTGACCAGCGAGCCCGGGCTCACGTTAAAGGCGTAGGCGATCTCGCGAATGATCAGCTCGTCCATCATGTCGGCCAGGACGGCTTCCTTCGCTTCGGTTACCTTGGAGCCGAATGGGATGAAGTTTGCCTTGCGGCGCGCGGCGGTGGTCGCAAACTTCTCGTTCCACATCGTCTCGAGCTGCTGCATCGTGGTTTCGCTGGCGTTTTCCGGTGCGTTGATGAACACGTCGGGGATTGTGCCTTCGGTGTAGTACTGCAGCTGGAAGATTCGCCGGCGAAGCCCGAGGTTGACCGTCAACGCGATCTGTTCGACTGGCGAGTAGCCGTACAGCCGATTCGTGCGAACGTTGCGGGGAAAGTAGAAGAGCTGATCGGTCTTCGGGAACTGCCGTGCCGGCTGCATCATGTCGACGCTGGGCACGCCTTTGATGATCTGGCGATAGGCAACTTCGGGAGCGACTGGCGCGCGGCCTTGGACGTCGACGACGATTGAAATCGAGGCGCCGTCGATCACATCGAAGCCGTAGACCTTGGCGTCATTGCGCCACCGCGGCGTGACTGCCGGCGCGTCGATGACAAACATGTCCTCGAGGATCATGCGCTGCCAGTCCGAAAAACTATGTTCACCATCAGGCTTCGCGAAAAACTCTTCCAGGATGTCGATCCGCTTGTCGGCCGCCGCGCGTTCTTTGAACTGTGTCGGCTTCTCATCCGCCTTCTGACGTAGCGTCAAAGAATGCCCGACGCGCGCGACCTGGTCCTTGCGTGTCTCGATCACGGTGCGCAGAAGCGGATAGGAGTCGGCGAGCTCGCGCAGCAGCTCGTAGCTCGAGCCTTCGTGCGCCTTTGGCGTGTAATCGAGATTGATTCCGAACGGATAATCGAAGCGCCGCGGCTGCACGCCGGCGGGCGCGACGCGGGCAAGTGGCTGACCTGGCCCAAACCAGTTCGACGCGTTGACGTTCGCGATCTCAGCAGCCGCACCCTGTGTGAAACGCGCCAACAAACCGCGGCTCAGCGGAATCTCTTTGCCCAGCCCGGCTTTGATGAGCGCGCTTGCCATCACTTACCGTCCGCCGCGGGCGGCTCAACCGCCGGCAGCTCACGCTGCAGCCAAGGGATCAACGAGATCAACTTGTCGAAGACTGAATCGGAGAACCAGCCGAGGATGCCGGCCATCGCAGCTTGTGTTCCGACGGTCGGGATTAAGTGCTCGAGATTGAACAGCACCGGATTTTCCCAGACGATCATGAAAGACAGCGTCGTGAGGAATAGCCGGCAGACTAGCGGGATCCAGCGCAGCTGGAAATAACTCCCAAGGCTCGAGACTGCATTGAGCTTCGACTTGATCACCAGGTTCGCCGCCAACAAAACGTGAAGCGCCTGGCCGATGAAATACAACAGCCAGATAGCCAACACGTTCATAGGCGCGCGGGTCACAGCTTGATGTGCACCTGGTCCGCGTGGATCGAGAGCTCGCGGCCGGCAAAGAAACAAACAGCGCCAACCACCAGCGGAATGAGTATGCGCAGTTGGTGGATGCTTTGAACTCCAGCCACCAGGCCAAGGACGACACCAACGAGCATGAGAATCCATGCCAGCGTTTTGACTGTCATTTTTCCTCCAGGGAGAATTTGCAGACGCGTGCAAAAGCAGTCGGCGGCAAGAATACCGGCGGATGTGTGATGGGATCTGCGAGGGAAAGAAAGTGCTTGGGGCTGAAAAGCGGAGCGCTTTCGCCAGCTACTCAAGTTCTCGAACGCTAAAAAACAGCGTGATGAGATGGAATCACCGCGATGGTGCTGCTCGGCAGATCCTGAGTCGCCGGCTGGTGCAAATGCCGTGCTATGGATTGGAGAGTACTGTTACCGGGAATTCGGCGTCAAGGCATATTTGTAGGGCTCTTTTCTTCGGCGCCAACCATGGACTACTGAAAACGCAGGTCGTTCGGGTTTACGGCCGGCAGAGCTACCGTGACTTCAACGCAGAAGTGGCCGGCAAGCCGAACCTTCTCCACACTTCCGCTGAATTGAGCGACGTGCGATTGGCTTTCGAATTTCCACACGTGACTTGCCGCGTCCATAAGGAAATTCATGTCTCCAGGAGGTGGGGTTAACTGGAACCGTAGGGCATCCTCGCCAAAATCGTACTCCGTAGCCTTTCCCACATGTGTTCCGTCACGAAAAACTTTGAAGTCTGCTATCACCGTGCTCATTGCCTCACCTCCGAATCGCAATCACGCCACGCGCCGGCGGCTTTGCTTCCTGCTCAGCCTGGCGCTTCACATGGTCAGCCTTTAGCCAGTTCAGAAAGCCGGATTGGTTCTTCCGGAAGAAGTTAATCGCTTGACTGGCTGCGTCGCCGCGATCGTTCGGCTCTTGCGGAAAGTGGCAAACTTCCTCGATGTGCTGCAGCGACCACTTGTAATCTTCCATTGCCGGATCGGGCACAAAGACGTTGCCGGCGGCGTAATCCGGAGATGCGGCGTACATGCGCGCCTCTTTGCTGCCCTCAGGTTCGATCGCAATCAGCCCGCTGACGACTTCCTCGAGCGACGACAAGACCGCTGCGCCATTCGCCTTTTTCTCGATGAGCTTGTATCCGGCTTCAGGATACGCGCCGACCAGGCCGATGACTTGCGGAATGGTTTGCGCGAATGACCACAGCCCGCGGATCTCGCGCAGCAGATACTTGCGCGCGCCGACTCTGCCCCAGGCCTGACCAACGACAAAGCTCGGCGTCTTGGTCTTCGTGTCTCCGAAGTTCATGTCGAACGACAAAAGAATTTCGTCAAACCGCGGCGGTAGATTGCCAGGATTCCAATACTTGAACCAGGTGCGCTGAATGATTACGCCGCCTGGCGGAGTCGGCCGTTGCTGCAGCTGGCCGGCCGATCGGTATGGGCCCAGCTCCGTCGAGATCTCCTTGACTGATTGCTCAGTGAAACGCACCGGCCAGAGCAGCTCGCCCTGCGCGCGCTTCACCACGCGGCCGCTGATTGGAAACTTCCACTCTTCGTCTTTCTCCGCAATCATGGGCAGCGAGATCGTTCTCCACATGCCAGGCAGCTTTGCTTGCACGTGCGCGGTCAGATCGTCGACGTGTAGCCGCTGCATCACGATGATGAACCAGCCAGTCTCGCGATCGGAGAGGCGAGTCGACAGCGTGCCATCGTGGAAGTCATTTGCGGATTTCCGGTCGGCTTCGCTTTCGGCCTGTTCAGGGTTTTGTGGATCATCGTTGATGATTCCATGTACGCCTTTGCCTGTTGCCGTGCCGCCGGTCGACGTCGCCAACATTCGGCCGCCGGCCGTGTTCTTGAATTCAGTTGTGCGATTGAGATCTGCGCGCAGCTGCACTTTGTTCGGCCATAGTTTTTGGTACCACTCGGAAGTCAGCAGCGATCGGCGCTCGATCGAGTGATCGGTGCTCAGCCGCTCTGAATAGCTCGAGGCCATATAGCGCCGGCTTGGATTCTTCGTCCAGCACCAGCACGGGAACATCACCGTGACCAGGCGCGACTTCATGGTTTGCGGTGGAACGTTGACGATGAGGCGTTGGATTTTGTTGGCGCGGACCAGGGCAAGATATTCGCAGATCAGATCAAGATGCCAGTTCCACTTGAGATCCGTTGTCGGTTCGAGGACTTGCCAGGCACCGCGGGCGAAGACTGCTAGATCTTCCGAGGCCTCGCCGGCGTCGACGGCGTATTCACGCGCTTCAAGTAGGCGAAGGTATTCGAGTTTTTCTTCTGGAGTGGCTAACGCGAGCTCTTCGTCGGTGAGTAGTTCCATGATTCACTTGATCGCTTCTTTCGCGCGGCGCCAGAGACAATCCGTGGAATGTTCTTCGTGTTTGAAAGCGAAGCAAAACAAGCATTGAAAACTGCCGGACATTTCACCCGGAACATACGGAGAGGTATCGACTAGTTCTTGGAGTAACGCCAGTAACTTGTCACGCTCTACGGCTTCGCTCACGTTTTCCGCTCCCGGATCTTCGCAGCCAGTTGCTTGATGCGCGCGTCGACGTTGTCGACATCCAGATCCAAACTTCCTCCGATAGTAATCGCCTGCGGTGGCTTCCCTTCTGTGCGATCGCCGACTGATCGATAATGTTCCGCGCTTCCTTCGATAAGTTTTTTCCCTACTGCCTCAGCTGCGAGCTGCGCGTTTGTCTTTCCAGTTTTCTCGTCAACCTGTTCGAGCCATTCGCGTGACGCGTCGCTGAGAAGAGTCTTCTTTGGGCGGCCGCCTGGATTCGCTGAATTTCCTGGCTTGAACTGCGTCGCCTTTCCAACTTCTGGCGATGGACCGCGAAAGCCGGTTTTATGCCGCTTCTGAGGCATTCAAGTAACCCACGTCCGGAGTATCGCACCTTTCGAACCACCGCCGAGCAGCCTGAATCCTCATGCGCCCGAAACGTAAGCAACACCATTCTCGAAAACAACCTTCCCGATACCCTCGAGCCAACCGCGCGGCCCAGAAATGTTGTCAGCGCCCATCGCAACTCCAGTCTGCAGGCAGCAGCTGTCGATCTCGCGAATGTCGACGCGCGTGACAGCTCGCTCGGTACTCGAGTCGCCGAAGTCTACCGACCAGACAAACGGAAAATCTTCTTTGCGGTTCCAGTAGATCCGGAATGCTCCAACATGGGAGATGCTCACGGTGAGGCCTCTTTCGCCAGTTCTCTTCCATGCACCTGCCAGAACTCCATCGCGGCATCGGTCACACAACGGATGGTGACAGCAAGCACCTGTTTTCGTCGGACTTCGAAGTTGTGGACTTCGTTGATCGTCCGCACACCGGTCTTCATTCGCTCCCAGGCGGCCGAGCTGAGCTGCTTGTCCGTCAGGCCATGGAGTTCCACTGACCGGTTTGTCAGCAACGTCAGCGAGGCCATGAACACGGCTTCCTGGATGCACTGATCCGGGTCCATTTTTGCCCGGGTTGCGTCAAAGTAGGCGGCGTCGACCTTCCGGCGGAAGATGCCAGCTTCCAGATGAGCCCTTTGGCTCTGGTTCCCGTTACCCAGGTTGGCGGCGGTTTTTCCGATCGCCTTTCGAACTTCGGAAAGTGATGGACTCGCTCCCGCAGTTTCGGTTTCTGTTGCGGCTGGCTCTATAGATCTTGAGGAAACCCCATGAGCTAGTAATTCAGGTTTTTCATTACTACTCAACCTTAAAATCTTATTGGATCCCGCTAACTGGCGGGCATGATCCCGCAACTTGGCGGGCACTGATCCCGCTAACTGGCGGGATGGTGATCCCGTAGAATGGCGGGATATGGACTTTTCAACATTGTTTTCCTCATCCCGCTGATTGGCGGGATTTGAGAAGTTCATTTCGACCTGTTTTGTCCTGTATTTTTTCTGGTTTAGGACCCGGATTCGGAGCTTCTTCCAGCTCGTGTGGGTGACCTCGATGTACTTGGCATCCTTTAGGGAAGCGAGCCAGTTTTCGATCGATCTTGGATTGTAGCCGGTGCGCTTGGCGAGCTCCTCGTAGGTCAGCGGCATACCGCCGAGGACCAGGCCGTTTCGACGAGTTTGGGCGCCTACCAGCCAGCCAAAAAGCCAGATAGAAGTGCCCATCTTTTGACGGTGTTTCTCGTCGAAGACACCCATGTTTATGCCGGCATTCACTGCGTGATTTCTCCCTTAATTCGCCACGCGAACGTTGACAGCCTGCAGGCCTTTGTCGCCCTGCTGGACGTCGTAGGTCACACGCTGATCGTTCTGTAGGTTGCGAAATCCCTTGCTGTCGATCCCAGAGAAGTGGACGAAAACGTCCTTGTCGCCACTCTCCGGAGTGATGAATCCGTAGCCTTTCTCCTTCGAAAACCACTTCACTTTTCCTCGTTCCAAGTCAGTCTCCTTTCAATTTCTCCGTCCCTTTTGGTGCGCAGTCAGGACAGAAATCTCTTTCGCCGATGCGCCGCAGATGCCTAATGCAGACTGGCGCCAAACACAGCCGGCTATTGCGTGGTGCGTCGCAGACCCTGGCAACCGGCATCGAACAAAATGCGCAGCTTGCCGGCCGTGGAGTCCGCGGCGCCATAGACCGGAAGTGTTCGCCGAAGTTCATGCTTTAGCGTCCGCGAGAAGCCGATCAGTTTTTACGTCCATCCAATACGTACCCGGTGCCAACAGTCCTGCCTTTTTCAGAGCCCAAAGCTATCGTT